GGGTTGCTTGGGGCGCTAAAAGATGGCTTTAGCGTCAATCTACCCAAATCATAGTGGGTAGTTCTCTGGCCATCGTCAAACTCATAATAGTCTGTAATATCAGTTGTGAAATCAGAAGCTGATGGAGAAGAACCAAACGCGAATCCAGGTGCTGTTTTAACGCTGATCAATCTAAAGATGTCAGCGTGTTCCATTAGGATTGTTGCTGATTTAACATCACTAGAAGATGTCAAGACCATTGGTGTTGCAGTTGTAAGTGTCTTAGACTTCTCGAAAGAAGAACCAGAACGATAAACTGCAGCGATAACAGAAATAGAACGTCCTGCTCGACCAGCTGGAATTAAAACAGTCAAGTTAGAACCAGTTGGTGTCACAGAAGTTGGAGTAAATACTTCACCACCAGCAGTAGCGTCGTTATCGATAAAGATATAGTTATCTGTATCAGCGTATGACTCGAACGTACCAGATGTAGAGAATGTAACAGATGTTCCTGTTGCAGTTTGAGTCAATTTCTGGTAGCAAGTATAACGTGTGTAGTTGATGCCACCAGTACCAGCTTGGCGCATAGAGCGAACAGCATAGTATGGTAGAGTGAAAATTAGAGAGTTGTTTCCTGGTTCTTTAATCTCAGTAGAAGCTAGGCTATACGCCTTGCCAGTGAAAGAGAATGAAGATGGAACAGAGGCAGAATTCTGAGAAGATGGAGTTGCTGTGATTCTAACCATAGAACCATCGACAACAACATAATCTCCAGAAACCAAATCTGTTTGGAATGATGTCCCAACACCAGTTAGTGTGCCACCAGAAGCAGACACAGAACCTGTTAGTGGTGTTAGAATAGGCTCGACATCAGCAGAGAAGCTAAGTTGTGGGTCTCCAGAAACGCTGAAGTAGAAAGACTTAACATCAGTGTTGAAATCATATCCGTTATGCATCTGAACGTCGAATAGACCCAATTTGTAAACTGAGTTGACATCGAATGGAAGACCATCGTGCCATTCGATGAAACGAACACGAGCAGTACCAACTAGATTACCAACTGCAGTACCACGAGCGGTGCTTCCAGTGACTTGGTCATACAACTTAATTGTATCAAATGTATCTACTGGAGGCGCATTGTTTACGTTCTTCACAAGAACGTAGTTACCAACAGTAGAAGGAATAACAGCGTCCACTGCTTGAGCAAATTCTCTAGACTTAGAAACTGGGATGTATGTAGTTGAATCTTTTTCGATCTCATAACCACGTACATATGCCTTACCAGCTTCAAGACCGATAGCCAGTTTCGTTTCATCACCGTCTAGGTAGATACCACGATTGTATGCAGGAGAAACTGTATATTCCCAGTTGATACCAGTAGAACCTGGACCATCAAATGCAGTACCAGATGTGTGAGTAGGGGCAGTTGTTACAGAAGAACCACTGTTCTTGGCAACATAAAGACGTCCATCATTGGCGACGATATCACCGATTAGGTAGCTAGTGTTTTGTGTCCAATCGCCACGTTCATTATTGCGATGTTCACGAACATCAATAGCAAACTCACGAACAGTGTAGTCGCCAGATTCATCATATGTGCGACGAGCTAATTCTTTACCGATTAAAGAATATTCTGTTGTGTCAACAATAGTTTTGATTCGTCCAGACTCAACTCGAATCAATTCTACGAAGTCTTGATCGTCTACATCATCAAGAGCTTTCTTAATTAGTAGGAGTTCAATATAGTAACGGTGTGCGCCTGGAGCAGCAAAGTTATAGCTGTTCTGTGCGTTGTCCAGTAGAGTTTCGTCTTCTTCTGGAGTGACGACTTTTTCGTTAACATCCAGACCAACACGGTATGTTGGAGTGTTAGTGTACTTGTCAAGAATGATAGTTTGTTCTTCAACTAGACAGAAATGTCCATTAACGTAGTATACACCACGCTTAACTGTAGCTAAAGAACCTTTACCAACTGCGCCAGTAGAAGCAGCTTGGAAAGAATGTGTGCCGTCTTCAGTTTCAATAACTTCAGAATTGGCGAATGTCTTTGTTTCGTTATTAGAACCAGAGTTTAGGTAACGAACATAGATTGTAGTTGGATCAGACTCTTCAGCAGATTGAGTCTTGATGACTTGGGCTTTAACACCACTAGATCCGATAATGATTTTATCTTGCAAGCTAGTCAAGAATGTTTCAACAGCCACGCCAGAATATAGCGGTGTTAACTTAACATAGTCTGAACCTTGACTTTGTTGTGTGATCGTTTCAACAGATGCTTGTCCAGGGATGACCATCGCTCCCTGTTTAAAGATAGCATCACCATGACGCTTGATCTGATTCTGCAGAATAGTCTGCATCTGTGTTAATTCACGAGCCTGAACCGCGAACGATGGGCGATACAAGATACGATAGAACTTTTGTCCCTCGTCAAAATCATCATTATACGGTTCTGTGTTGAAATCTATCATTCTTTACTCTCGAAAAAATATTTGTTATACATTATTTATTAGAATCTGATAACAGTTCTTAATGTAACAGTCTGATCTGCAGTTGGAGTGAACGCTTGTTTATTATCAATGAATAGTAAGTCACCAGAATATTTGTCTGCAGTTGGGTTACTTACACCAGAAGCAGCGAAGGTTTCATCTTCTTCGTTTAAGAATACAGAACCAACAACTGGAATTGCGTTATCAAGAGATTGAAGCAGAGCGCCAGTAGAAGTGAAAGCAACGATTCTAAAACGTGGTCCAGAAGAAGAACCCATAGTCAATGTCATATCTTGTTGGAAGTTATTGACATCGATATAACCAGAAATGACATAACACGCTGAACCAAGAGAACTCTTCAATAGAGAAGTCTTACCATACTGTCTCGGGTTCTTGATAATTCCAAGTTGTCTAAAGTCGTTGTTGACGTCAAAACCTTGGTTTTTGTCCTTGGAGATATTTGAGTAGAACATTAACGTTCTTGCATACATACCATTGATCGGATCTTTACCATGGCCACCAAATGGTGCCATAACTGGTCTTGCTGTAGCACCTTGACCAGCGCCAGTAATTGTAACTTTAGCCCAACGATAACCAAGACCGTATTGAGTTGGTGTAATTTTAACAACTTTACCACCATCAACCTCAGCAATAGCTTCTGCTCCTGTCCCATCACCTTCAATTGTAATAGTTGGTGGAGTGCCGTATCCAAAGCCACCAGAAATAACTGGGTATGCCATGATACGACCATCAGAGGTCAACAGTTCAGTATTTGCTTGCAGTGTATTAATATCACCTGGAGATAAGTCTGCTGTGATAATAGCACCTGTACCGTCACCAGCAACGCTAATGTTTGCGTATGTATAACCAATACCACCTTCTACGATAGAGACTCCAACAACCTGACCAGCGTCAAGAATAGGGATCAACTTAGCAGAAGATTTAACACCTTGACAGTAAGCTGTAGCACCAGCACCACCAGAAACTGGTTGAATAGAAACATCTGGTAGAGAAGAATAACCAGAACCATACTTAAGAGTAGTTGTACCAGTAGCTGGGCTTCCAACATACTGTAGAACACATGTTCCATTTGCAGCAGAACCAGTAGTGTGAGTAGGTTCTGTAGTTCCAGAAACTCCAGCAGATGTAACTGTGTATAATCTGTTAGAATAGAAAATTTGTTGGTTTACAGTATAAGAAGTTGTAGCTTGCCACTCAGTACCGAATGTGATAGATGGAGCAGAAGTGTAATCTTCACCAGAGTCTTGGATTACTACATAAGAAACGCTCGTTCCTTGCATAACTGCTTGGCCGAGAGCGCCACTACCTCCACCACCAGAGATCGTTACATCTGGAGCAGAAGTGTAACCAGAGCCACCATCAATGATAGAAACATCATAGACAGAACCGTTTAGAACAATTCCAGTAACCTCACCAGACACCACAGTGACACTACCAGTGACAGTAGAGCCAATATACTTAAGAACAGCTGTTCCATTTTTAACCTCACCACTCTTATGAGATGGAGCAGGAGAAGCTAGTGTACCAGACAGAGTAGCTTCATAGATGTTATTTTCATGTTCAATTTTTTGACCGAGCAAAACACCAACGCCAACTGTCCATGGGTTAGCAC